CTCCTAAGTGAGGTTACGTTTTAACTTCTGAAGTTTTGCTTTGGCTACTTGCTCTTTAACCGCAAGTCTTTCCAAAGTATTATCTTCGTGCCTAAGTTTAGCACTTTTTTCACGAATGTAAAGCAGTTCGTCAAACTCATATGGATTATCTATTTTATATTTTTTATCATAATATTTAGGTGGTTTGACTTTTTTACCACGAATTACAACGTAATCGTGTGGATACACGTCGGCAGTGTATTGCTTATACCATTCGTATCCTATACCGGGTTTTAAAGACATTTTTGTAAACTCCGGTGTTCTATTAGTAATTTCCCCAGTAACTGGGTCAATTTCTTGATAATGCTGTGCAGCATTTTTACCCGTAACCTTTTTCATAATGTATCGAGCCACGTAGGCTGCGCTTTCGAAAGTAACGTCTCCAATGGAGGAATAACCAAATGGCCACAATAATTCAAGGTCTGCGGATCGATATAAGAGAGAATTAGCGGAAGTCCGTTTCCATAATTTCTTATCATCGAAATCGAGTCCGAAGATACAGGCATGCCAATGCGGACGCCCAAAGTTTTCACCATATTCTCCAGCCATGTAATAACGTATTCTTCGTCCAGGATACCGTTTTCGTAATCTTTTAATAAAGAGCTGAAAGTCTCTATAGTGTAATGATCGATCGCTTGGGATATGTGCATCGTCATAAGTCAAAGTAATAAAACAGTTTTGTGTATGCATTTGTGCCTCATGCATACATCTAATAGCCCACTGGCGTGAGCGTTCCAATCTACAGCCAACACATTGGCCGCAAGGCAAAGATAATGACTTGACGGTGTCATGTCTTTTAGATTCATAAAAGACAATTGACCCATCAGCGCATTGATATGCGCTTAAAGGGTGATAACATGGCATGTGAGGTACCCATATTTAATTAATTAAAGTCTCCAGCCGCCACGATGTGGGGCTTTTTGCATATTTGCTGCTTTAGTTTTTTTAGCGGTTCGGCGAAATGTCTTTGCCGACTTGCGCTTATTTACAGGTTTTCTATACATCATTTTTAGCTCCTCGGTTAACTAACATTTACGGTTTGGTGTCACCTAGCACAGTTACATCAAGTAAAGTAACTGTGCTACGGCTTATTCAGCCGCCTTTTCAGGTGTGACTTTCGCAGCTTCTACGTCTTCGGCAGCTGCTTTTTCGACCAGGCCAAGTTCCTCGGCTTCTGGTCGATTCGCTTCGTTATTCAAAAACTCAATTAACTTCGCTGGGTCGTTATCAAAACGAGCCCTAATTTGGGCTGGCAAAGCCTCAAATTCATCTTGAGCCGCGATAACGCGGTTCAAAGCGGTATGGTAATCACTAATACCGCTAAAATCGCCGTAACGAGGCGATAATGGGGCTTCCGGTAGGATCCCTGTAATACTAAACTTCTGAAGAATGGTATTAATATCACATTCTTCCTTAAAATGCTGCTGAGCCAGTGAAGGCTCCTCACAAGCCAACCCTGACTCATTTGACGCAGCATCCGTATCATAGTTATAAGGTGTTCGTAAAAACACTTCGTGTTTTTTAATCATCACTTGCTCCTATATTTCATATATTTATCTCGAATATATTGCTCTACTCTCGATGGGGTTGGAAACTTACTCTTCAGATCACGATACCACCATGGATCACCTGATGGTGCAATATTTTCTTTAATATTGACAGTTTCAGCTGCAGTTTTACCTGTCATAGCTGAAGACTGACTAGTTTGGGCTTTTGTTAACTTAATTTGCTCAAGAATATGGTTAAGCGTTGCTTCCAAATTCTTTTGTGTTTGTGTACTAACTTTCGTATCCTCTAATATTTTTCCAATATTAGCTGCTGTCTGAATAGTATCAGCTTCAGTTTTAATTGTCTGAGCACTAGTATTCGTTGTTGTTGCTTTCTTTAAATCAACATCAGCTGCTGTCATAGATGCAGCTTGGGCTCCAGCTAAAGCTGATCCAATAACATTTCCAACCTTTGCGGTTGAAACTTGGCCCATAGCACCGGACGGTGTGCCAGCACCACCTTGCGTATAAGCCAACATAGGATTTAACCCAGCTTTTTTCATATCTTCAATAGCAGTTTGATATTGCGTAGAACGCATACGCTCTTGAAAATCCATTTGACGCTGCGCTTGTTCGGCACTAGCGGTATTAGCCGCTTGTGCTATATCCCATTGTTTTTGATTGGTCTGCTGTTGACCAATAAAACCAAGAACACCGCCTAAAGCGCCACCAATATCAAACATATTAAAAATGGTCAATTAAGCCGGGTACACTGTACATCGGCATTGGTCGTGCTTTTTTGCAATCAAAAAAGCTATCAAAAATAAACTGTTTACCGTTTGCTGCTGCACCAACAGCAACAATACGATCAACTGGTGGTGTGTCTTGAATAAACGTAGTATTAAGAGTTGGCAAAGAAGTAAACTTTTGTGCCAAATGCCAATTATCTATTGTTCCAGCTGCAGTACTTCTAAATAATCCTGAGATACGGCTTGGATAATATCTATACTCAGCCCAACGCTCTTGATAACCAAACACGTTATCATCGTTAGCATCACCACGAACATAAATCTCCTTATTCAAAACAGCTTGCTCGCCAAGCGTTGCAAAAGCTGGGAAATAAAAGTCATAACGAGTTGATCTCGACCACATACGAGCAAGACCTTGCTGATAAGTCAAATCGGCTCTTACTGACACTAAACCAAGAATTACACCGTGTTCAGTAGCTGAATAAGTAAACCCATGGTTATGAGCCAGGGCAGTACCCATAGCAGCAAGTGTGCCCAAAGGGGTAGTAGTTCCACTAGCAGAAGTACCTGACGTTTGAGCGATTGGATTAATACTAATATTGGACGATCCACCCCCGATGTATTCCGGACGCTGTAAGCGAGCATCAGGAGAAATAACACCAAAATGTGCGCGAATAATTTCAGTATAACGAGTACCTCCGCGTGCATCACGCTCAAGAAGCTTCTGAATCTGAAAAGACTGCCGTAATTGGTTAATAGTAGCTGCCGTAGCTTGTGATAAATCTGCATACAACGTTCCGTTAGGGTCATAAACTGCTGGTCCTTGTAATTGAATACTAAACTTACCGTCGTTAGCTAAATCACCAGCGTACAACGGATTACTTCCAGTCGGAGTTGTACGATTTTGTGTTTGAATCTTACCGTAAGTTCCTGTCGTTGTAGTTAAATTAACTGGTGCTGTCGTACCTAAAGGTAACGTTACACTTGCACCCTTTTGAGGCCAAGGTAACGCACTGGTAAAATAATCCTTACGTTTTCCACGACGTAACAACGTATAATTTGTTACTGTATCAGGACCATCTCCAATATCTACAGTAACGGAATTTTGTAAATTCTCGTCCCTAAACCATTCGTTCCAAATCAAGTTATACGCACGAGGCCAAAAAGCGCAGTGAGATACCGTTCCAGTGTTGGACACCTGTCCCACTGTGGGTAAACCCATATAATCTTGTAATGATCCAATAGCGTATCCGCCAGCTGGCGATACTTGTTGGGGAACAACATAAGAAATCGAACTATCAGGGTTCGCTTGTTGTCCCATAAACTTTTGCCAATTCGACCAAATCAAACGATTTGGTACAAAGAAAAAGAAACTATCCAAATGCATGTTATCCATGATTGGATTAATTGGCGTACTAAGACGAGCAAATGCCGTCATATTCAACCGAAATGTATCACCGGGAAGCATCTCATCTACATAAACTGGTACTAAATAACCAGCATCAAACGTAGTTTTGTGCGTACTTTGACAATCAAATGACGACCGAGGTATATCGGCCTTGGGAATCATTGTAAATTGGTGAACATCTACAGATTGATTACGGTGCATTTTATCGAACTCCTAGGCTAGTTCCGTCCCACCTAAAGGTAGGACGGCTTGTTTTTCATTCCTGAATCTTAACTTGTTTACCCAAGGATAACAACTTGGGTGCATCATGTAAAGCAAAAAGTCCAGTATTATCATCAAATTCACCCAACTCATATAAATCAAAATCGTCTGGGTGATTAAATAATTGATTTTCTGGATCTTTTCTGTTTACTTCATCTGAAAAGCTACGAATAGCTACTCCTACAGAAGGTACAAACATTGGACGTCCATAAGCGTCAGCTGCTCGATCTTTTACAGAACACAATACTAATTTCATGTGAGGCTCCTAAGTGAGGTTACGTTTTAACTTCTGAAGTTTTGCTTTGGCTACTTGCTCTTTAACCGCAAGTCTTTCCAAAGTATTATCTTCGTGCCTAAGTTTAGCACTTTTTTCACGAATGTAAAGCAGT